TTTATAGGGACTTTCCCTAATACAAAGTGTTACAATATGTGATAGTATCATAACAGAAAAGGAGAATTAAATGGATATTTTTACTGAATTAAGACATGAATTTGGATCACTATACCGACTTGCAATGCTTTTAGGTATTAGAGAAACAGCAATTTATCAATGGAAAGCAAGGTGCAAAGGTATTCCTTTAAAACATTTGCGAAAAATTGTAGCTTTATCAGAGGGAAGATTGACCAGGGAAATGCTTAGACCTGATATTTTTGGGGAGTGATATGCACTATTACAAATTTAATATTGCAGACTGGCACTTAGCTACAAGCCATTTGTCGATTACAGAAGAAGCAGTTTATTTCAAATTAATTAACTTTTATTATGATACTGAATTGCCTATCCCACTAGAAACCGAATCGGTTATCAGAAGGTTACGACTTAAAGGAAATGGGTTAATTGTTAAGGAAGTTTTGCAAGAATTTTTTGTTTTGGAAGCTGATGGATGGCATCACCAACGCTGTGATTCTGAAATTGCAAAATATCATAGCAAAGCTGAAGTAAACAGAGAAGTAGGTAAATTAGGTGGTAGACCTAAGAAAATCAATGATGTAGATAACCCAACAATAACCGACATGGTTTCTGAAAATAACCCACAAGTAACCTTAACCACTAACCATAAACCACTAACCATAAACCAAGAACCACTAACCACTATAAATACTATTACACCTGAAGGTGTTAGTAATGAAGTCTTTAAAGATTTTTGTAAGTTACGCAAAGGATTAAAAGCACCAGTTACTCAAACTGCAATTAATGGTTTAGCAAAAGAAGGACAAAAGGCTAATTTAACTCTTGAGCAAGTAATGATGCTTTGTTGTCAAAATGGTTGGAGAGGCTTTAAAGCTGAGTGGATTAAAGAGAAAAAAACAGTTGGGGAAAGAAATAGCACAGTTATGTCAGGCTTAACTAGAGGAATCATAGGAGGAAACAAAGATGTCAGACTACTTGGAAAGTGATTTTTGTGATCCAGATCAAGGATTAGATTACCTATTTGCTCGAATGGGTGCTATTTATGGTGCAACCTTTATACGACATTGGGAAGGAGTTGATTTGGAGATTGTTCGAGATACTTGGAAAGAAGTTCTAGGTATTTATTTAACTTACAGGCCAAAACTTGATCAAGCCATTTATTCAATGGATGATACTTTTATTCCTAGTGCTTTAGCTGTAAAAAAGCTTTGCATGACTGGAGAACGAATCCCAAGTAAACCTCATTCTGAAATTGGATATAGTCCTAGTTATACCTCTCAAGACAAAGAGTTTGTTAAGGAACAATTTAGGATTATGCGTGAAATGATAAATAAAAAAACTTATAAGGAAGGAAAATGAATGAGTTGGCTCTTTTCGCAGGTGCTGGTGGAGGAATACTTGGGGGACATTTGCTTGGATGGCGAACAGTCTGTGCAGTCGAATGGGAAGCCTACCCAGCAAGCGTACTTGTCGCAAGACAAAATGACAAAATACTCCCGCCTTTCCCGATTTGGGATGATGTTCAAACCTTTGACGGAAAACCTTGGAAAGGAATTGTTGATGTCGTATCTGGAGGATTTCCATGCCAGGACATTAGTTCAGCCGGAAAAGGAACAGGAATTGATGGAGAAAGAAGTGGAATGTGGCGAGAGATGGCAAGGATTATTGGCGAGGTTAGACCCAAATACGCATTTGTGGAAAATTCCCCAATGCTCACTACTAGAGGACTCGGAACAGTCCTTAGAGATTTGGCCGAGATGGGGTACGATGCAGAATGGGGTGTGTTGGGAGCAGACGATGTTGGTGCAAACCATCAACGAGAAAGAATTTGGATTGTGGGCTACACCAACGACTATGGATCATATAAAACCATTAATAAGCAAGTCATACAAAGAAAGCCAAATTGGCAGAAGGAAAATTTCGAGCAATTTGAGAGATCAAATATTTCAAAAACCACAAATGTGGCCGACTCCAGTAGTTCACGACTACAAAGTGGGAGCAAATGGATATGGTCTGGGTGCAATGTTTCACAAAAACAATCAGAAAACTTGGCCGACTCCATTGAGTTCGGAATACAAAGCGAATTATCAAGTAAGAGAAAAACATCAAAATGGATTGACGGCAATGGTGATGCAAAAGGAAAAGAATTTACCAACACCAGCAGCGAGAGATTGGAAGGGAGCAGTCAAGTCTGGGAAAAGAATAACAAAATCAGGCAAAACGCAGAGCTATGGAGATCAATTGTTAAACATAGTTGGTGGTCAGTTGAACCCAACGTGGGTAGAGTGGTTGATGGGATGGCCTCTAGAGTGGACAGACTTAAAGCCATTGGAAATGGACAAGTCCCACTTTGTGCAGCAACAGCCTGGACAATCTTAATGGAGAGAATAAATGAATCTTGAAAACTTAAACGAAAACAGAGTAGAAATTGCCCTAAAAATGCTATCTTCTTCAGACGAAAATCATGCGAATCTATCAGGTCAGGTTAAATACCTTGAGGAATCAATTAAACAAGCCAAGGCAAGGATATTTTTACAGTCTGAAGGGACAGTAGCAGAGAGACAAGAAAAAGCATTAGATAGCGTTTTATACGATGATGCACTTAAAGCATGGATAGAGGCTTATAAAGAATTTAAGATTTTAGATAACAAAAGGCAACATGAGATAAGAATTATTGAGATATTTCAGACACTTAGTGCTAACAGACGGAAGGGAATGTTATGATTGATCATCCATTTTTAATATTGCAACATCTTTTAGGAAACTACAAAGAGGCTTGCGACAATATGCAGTATTCAAAAGCCTACGAAATAGCTATTGATATTACAGATCAGGCTCAAAAATTAGAAGATATTGCTCATAAACTGCAGGATTATGAATAAAGCCCAGAGACAACATTACGACAAAGTTGCACGACTTGGCTGCAGTTTGTGTCGATTTGTCTTAAAAATTGAAGATACTCCGACTGAAATCCATCATATTCGTAAAGCTGGCAAGAGAGTAGATGCACCTGTAATTGGACTTTGCCCAATTCACCATCGAGGTTCAAGTACAGGGATTCATGGACTTGGCAGAAAAAGATTTGAGGAGTTGTATTCCACGACTGAAGAAGAATTATTAGAAATGACATTGGCTATATTATGATTCATTATCATGGGCTACCAATAACTCCAGCGACTGTTGCTAACTATGCTGTGCAAGCTGGTCATGCATTTGTATCTTATGCTCATCCTGATCAAATAGGTACAGCTATAGAAATATGCCAATCTTTTGCCCTAGACAATGGTGCGTTTAGTGCATGGAAAGCAAATAAACCTGTAGAAAATTGGGATTTTTATTACGACTGGGCATTAAACCTTAAAAAAGTACCATCTTGTGATTTTGCAGTCATTCCTGATGTAATTGATGGAACAGAAGCTGATAACGATGCTTTGCTTAGAGATTGTCCATTTCCAAAGTGGTTTGGTTCTCCAGTTTGGCATTTGCATGAATCCTTAGAAAGACTAGAGCAATTAGCCAATACTTATGTTCGTGTTTCTTTAGGTAGTTCTGGGGAATATTCAACAGTTGGCAGCAATGCTTGGTGGTCTAGGATGGGTTCAGCGATGCGAGTTATCTGCGATGATATGGGTAGACCGATATGCAAACTACATGGTCTTAGGATGTTAGACCCAGCAATCTTTACTAAGTTTCCGTTTAGTTCTACAGATAGCACTAACATTGGCAGAAATGTAGGAATAGACAAAAATTGGAAAAATGGCAATTATCCTCCTCCAACTAAAGAGGCAAGGGCACAGGTTATGCGAGCAAGAATAGAATCCCATAACTCTCCTGCAACATGGAATTTTCAACAGGTAGAACAATATGAGTTCTTTTAAATTAACCCAATCCTTTTATTTTGAGGCAGCACATACTTTGAAATATCGTGCAGTTAATTGCTATGATTCTTTGCAATCCAACAAAATTCATGGGCATACTTATCATGCAAGTGTATCAATCCAAGGCAAAATTGACGAAGATAGCATGGTAAAAGACTTTGATAACATTAAACAACATATTGAATTTGTAAGAAAAATGCTCGATCACGAATTTTTAGATGAAATACCTGATTTGGGTAGACCAACTCTTGAAAATTTGTGTTTATTTATATCTAAAAACATAAAATTAGATAATTTATGTGAAGTTACTGTAGAAAGGAAAGCATCTGGTGATAGATGCACATACACAATATGCTAACTTTCCCTTGGTATCCAAAGGAGTTAAGTCCCAACTCCAGTTGTCATTATCACGAAAAAGCTAAGAAGAAGGCTATTTATAAAGATTTATGCTACTGGACAACAAAAGAAGCTAATATACCAAAAGGTGATTACTCAGAGCTAAGTATTGTCTTTTACAAACCAAACAGACGATGGATGGATTTGGATAATATGTTAGCCTCTATCAAATCAGGGCTAGATGGAATGTGCCT